TGCATGACGAACAAACAGGGAACATGGACTGGGAGAAGTGCAGCCCACAGGTGAAAAACCTCTGGAACCAAAAGAACTATGACCAGCTGATCAACGTCGTCCACATGATACAACCACGTCGCCAGAAAGAGCGCGACATGGCAATGATGGATGGCGTCAATCGTCCGTATGCTGACCTTTACTTCGAGAAGGGTGCCAAGAACAGCGCAGGCGAGCCAATGCTGCAAGAGGGCGGCCACATGCGTCGTCCATTCTTTGCCGTGCGCTGGGACGTTCTGGGTGGTGACATCTATGGTGCGTCTCCCGCAATGGAGCAGCTCGGCGACATCAAGCAGCTGCAGCACGAACAGCGACGCAAGGCACAGGCCATCGACAAGATGGTGAACCCGCCAATGACAGCGCCGACATCTCTGAAGGGGCGACCCACAACAGTGATCGCCGGTGGCACAACATACGTCGACAGCGTGAACGGTGGAGCTGGCTTCCAGCCTGCCTATCTTGTTGCCCCGCGTATCGGTGAGATGCTCATGGATATCCAAGAAGTGCAGGGCCGCATCCAACGTGGCTTCTATGCTGACCTGTTTGCCATGATGATCAACAGCGACCGGCGTCAGATGACAGCGACTGAGGTGGCCGAGCGCCACGAAGAGAAGCTGGCACTGCTCGGACCTGTCCTCCAGCGCATGAACACAGAGCTGCTCGATCCACTTCTGGAAGATCTCTTCATCATCTGCTTGGAAGAGGGCTTGCTCCCAGAGGCACCAGAAGCCCTCATAGAGAGCGACCTCGAGATTAAGTACGTCTCACTGCTCGCACAGGCACAGGAAGCATCTGCTGCGGCCAGCATGGAGCGCACGGTGGCGTTTGCAGGCAACCTCGCAGGCATCGCGCCAGACATCCTCGACAACTTGGATCTCGACGAGGCTGTCCGTGAGTACGCTGACATTCTTGGCAACAACCCGAAGCTGCTGCGTGAAGTGGTGGAGCGTGACCAGATGCGTGCCGATCGTGCCGAGGCAATGGCGGCGCAAGAGGCTGCAGCAATGGCCAATCAGGGGGCAGATACAGCTCGCCTGCTGTCCGAGGCTGACACGCAGAACCCCAACGCTCTGACTGAGCTGCTTGGGCGAGGAGAGACAAATGGCGCGTAAGGTAGTTTACGACAGCTCGGACGAGCGTCAGATCAAAGAGGCAGAGGCTGACGTGCGGGATCGCGAGAACGATCTCAAGTGGATACTGTCATCGCCCAGAGGTAGGCGGTGGCTGTTCAGCGTTTGCTATGAGAGATGCCACGTCGAAGCACCCAGCTTCTGCGGCGTGGATACACATGGGACAGCGTACAACGAGGGGGGACGCGCGATAGGCGCTGCCTTGTTGGACGAGGTCCGTACACAGCACTTCGGTGCATACATCAAAATGATTGAGGAAAACCATGACCCAACAAACTGAAGATCTAATAACCCCAGATGCCGCGACCGATGGTCCTCCTCCCGCCGACGTCGCTGGCACGCCGGAGGCGGGTGCATCTGCCTCCGGCGACATTCTTGACACAAACAGTCAGGATAAGGTAGAAGGTGAGGTAACCAAGGACTTGCTGTCGGATGACGAGGTCACTGGTGATGAGGGCGTGCCAGACAGCTACACCTTCGACGTCAGCGATGAGCTCAAAGAAAAGGGCTTTGAAATTGACGATACTAAGTTCGAGGAGTTCTCGGGTTTTGCGAAGGAGATGGGCTTTTCCCAGTCTCAGTTTCAGAACCTCATCGAGTATCAATTCGAGCGACAGCAGGCGGAGACGGCTACGGCTGTTGAAGACTGGAACAACAGGGTCGACGGGTGGCGTGAAGCTGCTCGTACTGACAAGGAGTTTGGCGGCGAGAACTTCGACGCGAACGTAAAGGCAGCCATGAAGGTTGCAACTAAGTTCGGCGATGCAGATCTCACAGCGCTAGTCAAATCTCCGAGTGAGGACAACCCTGACGGTCTGGCACTTGGCAACCACCCCGCTTTCCTGCGCTTCGTGAACCGCATCTCTAAGGTGCTTTCGGACACGGATCTTGTTCTCGGCGAAGACGTTCAACGTAGCGACGCCACTGAGAGTAAACTCCGCCGGATGTATCCATCGATGTACAAAGACTAACGCGTAACAAACGGAGGCCAACATGGCTGTTCTTAGCGTAACAAACCCGACCTTGTCAGATCTGGCAAAAGTCACAGACCCAGACGGCAACATCGCAGATGTTGTTGAAATCCTAAACGAGACCAACGAAATGTTGCTCGACATGACTTGGATCGAAGGTAACCTCACTACTGGTCACCGCACATCGATCCGTTCCGGTCTGCCGACACCAACATGGCGTAAGCTCTACGGTGGCGTTCAACCTACCAAGAGCCGTGCAGTGCAGATCACTGACACCGCTGGTAACCTCGAAGACTATGCAGAAGTTGACAAAGACCTTGTCGACATGGCTGGCGACAGCGCTGCGTTCCGTCTTCAGGAAGATCGTCCTCACATCGAGGGCATGAACCAAGAGATTGCCGACACGCTGTTCTACGGCGACGAGACCACAGCTCCAGAAGAGTTTACTGGTTTTGCCGCTCGTTATAATGACTTGTCCGCTGAAAATGCAGACAATATCATCGACGGCGGAGGCACAGGCGCGGATAATGCCAGTGTCTGGCTGATCTGCTGGTCACCAAATACTTGCCACGGCATCGTGCCTAAAGGTTCCACTGCGGGCCTGTCGACACGCGACCTTGGTGAAGACACTCTGGAAGACGCATCCGGTGGTTCCAACACTGGCCGCATGCAAATCTACCGGACGCACTACAAGTGGCAGGCTGGTCTCACAGTCCGCGACTGGCGTTATGTCGTTCGCATCTGCAACATCGATCGCAGCTTGCTCACCAACGACCTGACATCTGGTGCCGATCTTAACGACCTGATGCATAAGGCGATCACCGAGATCCCTAACCCATCAATAGGCCGTTGTGTTTGGTATATGGACAAAGAGGTTCTTGCCTTCTTGCGCCGTCAGACAGCGAACGCTGTTTCCAACTCCACTCTGGCAACCGACATGGTTGGTGGTACAATGCAGACGTCTTGGGGTGGCTACCCTATCCGTCGCTGCGATGCTCTTGCGGGCAACGAAGCACGCGTCGTTTAACTTTAACTGAAAGGATCAATCTCATGATCATCGATAGCCTAAACGAGTTTGCAGACGCACAGAGTGTTGCTGCAGCTGCTGGCACCGCCCTCATCGGCGATGTCATCGACCTCGGCGCAACCCCACAAGATCTTGGCAATGGCGAACCCATGTACCTGATCATCACTGTGGACACGTCCATCATCACTGGCGGCGTTGCCGGTACGATCGAATTCAAGCTGGCGTCTGACGCTCAAGCTGCGATCGCTACCGACGGCACAGCCACTCAGCACATTGCCACAGGCACGTTCGTCACTGACGACGCTGGCTCGGCAGACTTGCTGGCGGGCGAAGTTGCATTTGTTGGCGCAATGCCATCAGGTGCGGGTAAAGCATACGAGCGTTACCTCGGTGTTCTCGCAACAGTCGGGACCACAACTGTCACAGCAGGCGCGATCAACGCCTTCCTGACGAAAGACCCATCTGCGTGGAAAGCCTACGCCGACGCGGTAAACTAAGCTAACTAGGGGCGGCTGCTTAACGGCGGCCGTCCTTTCACCATTTTTCTTGGGAGAGACCAAATGAAAGTTAAATTCGATAAGCACGGGTTCTATCACGCAGCCTACGGGCGACTGGGCCGAGGCAACAGCGTCAACCAGTGGTATACATTGCCTGCAGTGTTCGGAGAAAAGGAAACCATCAAGGTTCCTATCTACGACCCGACATCAAAGCCAAAGCGTGAAGTCGACACCAAGACCATCACACGCTATAAATATCTTCCGCAGAGTGCTACAATCTTGGAAGAAGCCGACTTTGATGGTATGAAGAAGCAACTAGAAGATGACGGCGAAGACGCACCGAAGGCAATCAAGCCCAAGGCTGCATCTGATGCCAGCGAGCATCTGCCGACGGCACAGTCCAAACGCAAGGCGCAGTCACCTTCGGCACGCACAACGGGCAAGTGAGCGCCCTAAACTAAGAGGTTACACATGGCTGTCTCAGACGTACAGATCGCGAAGCTCGCGCTGTCCCATATCGGGGATCGCTATGATATCACCTCACTTGATGAGGCTACTCCCGAGGCGGAGCAGGTCAACCTCATCTATACGGACGTCAGGGATGCTCTTTTGCGGGAGCATCCTTGGAACTTTGCGCGGCGGTTCTACACGCCGGCAGCACTGTCAGGCACAGCACCGGCAGGCTGGGGCTTCATGTACGCATATCCCCCGACAGCGCTGAAGGTTCTCAAGCTGGTGCACCCCTTGGACCCGCGTGGGGAGAAGCTGGAGCCACTCAAGTTCGCAGTCGCGCGCAACAACGACGACATCAAAGTCCTCATGTCCAATGAGCAAGAACCAGAGTTCGAATACGTCAAGCAGATCACATTGGCGACAGAGTTCGACGCGATGTTTGACATGGCATTCAGCTGGCGTCTGGCAGAGCATCTCGCAATGCCGCTGACCGGTGACGGGCAGATCGCAGATAAGATGGAACGCAAGTCGCGCATGGAGGTCGAGAAGGCCAAGATGGACGACGCGAACGAGGGTACAGGCGTAGAGCAGACCCGCGAACCCAGCTGGATGCTGGCAAGGAATTAAACATGGTAAAGATTATTCAACCAAGCATGGCAGGCGGGGAAGTCTCGCCACCAGTTGGCGCGCGTGTCGACCTCGCCAAGCGTGCCGTCGCTGTGGAGCTGGCTGAAAACTTCCAGTCAACCTTCACTGGATCGATGGAGAGCAGATCGGGGCAGAAGTTTGTCGCGCAGTGCAAGGCCGGAGCTGGCCCACACCGCATCCTCGAGTTCGAGTTCAACACCACCCAGACATATGTCATCGAGCTTGGCGACCAGTACATGCGGTTCCACACCAATGGATTGCAGATCTTGGACAGCGCAGACGTTCAGGCTGTTGATGGCGCGACGCAGGCAAACCCTGTCGTGATCACATCGATCGGCCATGCGTTTACTGATGGCGACGAGATCTACATCTCCGGTGTCGATGGCATGACGGAGCTCAACGGCCGCAACTTCATTGTGCGCAACGTGGTTGGCGACGACTATGAGATCCAAGACCTGAACAGCGTTGACGTGGACGGCACAGGGTACGGGGCATTCAGTGGCGTCGGCATTGCTGTCCCACCTTACGAAGTCGTGACGCCTTGGGCAGCCGCTGATCTGTTCGATATCAAATACGCACAGTCCGGTGACGTGATGACGCTGGTGCATCCAGACTATTCTCCGCGCGAATTGATCCGTGTCGATAACGACACATGGAACCTCGACCAGATCGACCTGACCCCGACAGTCCCGCACCCGACCGGCGTCACGCACACCGAGAACACAGCGCGGGAGACTGGCACGATCACTGCGATCAGCAAGGCGTCCAGCGCGCGCGTGACATGCAGCAGCCACGGCCTAGCCACGGGTGATATCGTCAGCATCACCGACGTTGTCGGCATGGTCGAGATCAACAACTTCAGCTATTTTGTCACGGTCATCAACGCGAACGAGTTCGATCTCGCCTATAACTTCAACGGCCTCGCAGTAGACAGCACCGGCTTCACCACATACACGTCCGCCGGAGCATGGGAGAAGCTCGTCAGACCTCGGTCCTACACTGTGACGGCGATCAGCGCAGACGATGATGAAGAGAGCCTCAGATCCACTGACGGATACACCGCTGTAATAAACAACATCACGCAGGCGAACCCAACAGTCGTGACATTCACTGGCGGCCACGGCTTCGAGGATAATGACACACTGGAGATAAACGGCATTGTCGGCATGACAGAGCTGAACGGCCGCCGGTTCGCTGCGGAATTTGTCGACGCGACAACAATCATCCTGAAGTTCTTAGACAACTCTGATGTGAACAGCACAAGCCTGACGGCGTACACCAGCGGCGGGACTGCCGACCGGCTTCAAACAAACGCATATTCCAGTGCGCAGACTGACTGGGACAACACGATCACATGGGATCTGGTCACTGGAGCAGACACCTATGTGATATATGCGTCAGACAACGGCGGCGTGTTCGGAAAGATTGGATCTTCGAGCAAGGGCAGTTTCCAAGACGATGGCATCGTTCCAGATTACACGCAGACACCGGCCATATCTCGCGACCCGTTCCTCGACCTCGACAACGCAGGCAACAAGAACCCTTCGACGACTGGTTTCTTTCAGCAGCGTCGGATCTTCGCCAACAGCAACAACAACCCAAACCGCTTCTGGATGTCGCAGCTCGGACACTTCGATAACTTCTCGGCGGCACGGCCTCCCCTGTCCGACGACGCCATCACGGCAACGATCGCGGCGCGGCGCATCAACGCCATCGAGCATATCGTCCCACTGAGCGAGCTTGTGTTCCTGACCAGTGGTGGTGAATACCGCGTGCAGGCAGGCCAAGACCTGATCATCTCGCCAACAACCATATCGGTATCTCCTCAGTCCTATTATGGCTCCACGAAAGTCCGGCCGATCGTCGCGGGCGAGGTGGCACTGTACATCTCAGCCGGTGAGTTTGTCCGTGACTTAGGTTACCAGATCGACAGCAACAAGTTCGTCGGCCGTGACCTCACTATTCTGGCCAGACACCTGTTCGACCGCAACACGATCATCGACTGGGACTATGCACCTGCGCCTAACAGCTTGGGCTTCCTTGTCATGGACGACGGCACAGGTTTGTTCCTGACGTACCAAGCGGACCAAGACGTCTATGCGTGGACCCGCGCCTCGACCAAGGGCAAATACAAATCGACTTGCGTTGTGCGCGAGGGAGCTGTCGACGTGACATACGCGGCAGTCGAGCGAATAGTTGACGGTTTTACTGTGGTATTCATCGAGCGGTTTGACGAACGTCAATACGAGACACTCAGCGACGCGTTTTGCGTTGATGCTGGCCTGTCATTGGACAACCCGATCACGATCACCGGCATCACGCAGGCGGACCCTATGGTGATCACGGCTCCGGCGCACGGCCTGACAGACGGCGATATCGTGGACCTGAGCGACATCCTCGAGGCAGACAGCGCAACGAACCAAGGCACATCCCTGAGCGGCGATTACAACGGCACAGGCTTTGTCGTCGCCAACGCCACCACCAACACGTTCACGGTGCAGATCGAGGCTGCTGACTATGACAGCACGGCCTTCGCTGCATACGCTGAAGGCGGCAAGGCTCGGCAGGCAGTGACCACAGTCTCTGGCTTGTGGCACCTTGAGGGTGAGACCGTTGTCGTGTCGGCAAACTCATACGTCGAGCGCGGCCTGACAGTGACCGGCGGATCTATCACTCTGCAAAGCCCAGCGTCTCGTATCCACATTGGCGTGCCATACTTCGCGCGCCTGCGGACGCTGCCAATGACGACATACTCAGAGGGCGGCCAGTCGTCGGAAGGCAACGCAAAGAACATTACGCGGCTCACAGTTCAGGTCAGCCGATCGATGGGAATGTGGGCCGGTCCAAGCATTGACCAGATGCGCGAGACGCGCTTCGGCATGCCCGCTCTGTATGGTCAGCCTCTGGAGATGGTAACTGAAAACATAGACGTGACATTGAAGGCTAACTGGGGTAAAAAGAAGCAAGTGGTGGTTGAGCAGAGAGACCCATTACCTTTGGCGGTTCTTGCTCTGATCCCTGATGCGATAATTGGAGGCAACTGATGTCTGAATACAAAGCCCTTGGGCCTGATGATCTTGAGCCACTTCTTGACGCCGCCAAGGCATTCTTTGACGAGAGCGATCAGTACATCGACATCCCAATGGATGTGGGCCGGTCGCGTGCGGTTCTCTCCGCGCTTTTGGACAATGAAAAGGCTGTAGTCTTTGCGGCTGTTCATGGTGATTTGGTTATTGGTTTGGCTATCGCCGAGATCGTCCCAGACCTTTGGGCAGATCGAGACTTTGTGCAAGAACACGCCATTTATGTTCGGCCCTCATATCGCAAAGGGCGCATCGGCCATGACCTCATCAAACTCTTGGTCGGCTGGGCTGATGCCAATGGGGCTGGCATTCATGTGACAGTCAGCAGCGGCGTTGACGACGACCGCGCGGCCAAGCTCATGGAACGCCACGGCCTGCAGCGTCGCGGTTGGCTTATGGGAAAGGAGGCAGCTTAATGGCAGCTTTTACAACAATGCTCGCAGTAGGCAGTATCGGTCTTGGCGCAGCATCCGCATATAAGTCATCGAAGGCCAACAAGGCGCAGGCCAAGTCACAGGCCGCGCAGGCGCAGGCGAATGCGAAGATCGCGCGTCGCAATGCAGCTGACGTCGTCGAGCGCGGCAAGGATGCATTGTACGACCAGAAGCAGGCGACCATCAAGTCACTCAGTTCTGTTAGGTCAGGCGTGGCAGGCGCTGGCTTTGCGGTCGACAGTGCAGGCAGCACTGGGCAGGAGCTTGTCAAGGCGATGTCTGAAGCGGGCGAGATCGACATCTCCCGCCTGAAGGAAAACATCGACCGCGAAGAGCAGCGCGCACTAGATCAGGGCATGAACTACTCGATGCAGGCGGACCAATTCAAAACACAGGCACGCGGCTACAACCCGCTTCTTTCGGGCATCACGGCCGGAGTAGGCTCTGCTGTTCGTGGCGCTGACATCTTATTCTA